TTGTAACCAACCCAAATCATATTGAGCATTATGAAATATTTTTCTACAAGGTAATGCACATATTTCTTTCATGTAGCTAATAACTTGTGTAGGTATCATATTACCCCCACCAAAATGTTTAAATGGGTAATAACCTTGCCAACCTTCAACAGCTACAGCAAAACCTATTACATAGCCTTTACCAATAGCCCAACCAGCACCAAGACCTTCGCTTATACCATCGTCTCTAGTTTCTAAGTCAATTGCTATTTCAGTAGCGTTAGATAAATCCTTATACTCAGAAGGACACAACCAAATACTTTTCTTAAATGTTAATGAATATTGTAAACTTGTCATTTATATTATCCAAAATAAAAAAGTTAAAACACAAACACAAGTTATAAAACCCATATCATAAACTAAAGGTTCATTGTTATTTTTCACTGTAATCCCTTTCTATTATCATTTCTATATAATGAATTGCTTTAAGAAGATCTTCTTTTTTATTTTTTAATTTGTGTCTGCATATATACTTTATTGCGTTGCCTTCCGCAAATGGTAAATTATTTTCATTTATAAATTTAGAAGGTTGTATCTTCATTGTCTTATAATGAGATCCTCCTATTTGTTTAAAAAATGCTTTATTGGTCATTTCTTTTTTCCTCTATGTAAGTTAAATAGTCTTCCCCTATTGGATAGTTGTACTTATAATCAGAGCTCAATAAATGTAATGAATACTTAGCTCTAGTTACTGCAACGTAGACTACTCTTTTTTCGTCCATCTTTTCTATGTTTGTTTTGTTTTGGTATTGAGATGCATAATCAGCTTTAAAATAAACCAAAACATTATCTGCTTCCCCTCCTTTTACAGAATGGATAGTATCTATAATGATATTAGGATCATTATTTAATTGATCTTGTCCATATTTCTGTAATAGAATTTTTACGTAAGTTATTTCCGTAGGCTTAATATTTCTTTTTAATGCATGCCACCATTCTTGGGATTTAACTTCATCTTTTAAAGTTAAACCACACCATGCTTTTAAATCTTCAAAACTATATTCTTTATGATTTTCTTGTTGATCCCAAAATTCTTTCTTTCTATATAAATCATTAGATAAAGATCTAACATATTTATACATATTAATAGCTTCTTCTTTAAATATCTTTTTACCATTAGATAACTTTGTCCAAGTTTTAATAGCTTTCCATTTATTTGATGTAAAAGATTTATTACCTTTATTGTCCATAAAGTATAAACCTTTATCTTTAGCCATCATTCTAAGTTCATTAACAGTAGTTCTAATTTTACCTAAAATATACCAACTACCTTTATATTGACTAAAGTCTAAGTCTCCAAAAGATATATAGCGATGCACACTATCTTTAATAGCTGGGTTTGGTAAAAATTCTTTGGGCTCACTATCTAATATTCCTCTTCTGACAACTTGGGAAAATCTATGTATTTCTTTTCCAAAACGTCTTGTCTGGGTTAATACTTTTTTATGGCCAGGAAAATATGTTGTAAAGTATTTATGATCTGATCCATTCCATCTATAAATAGCTTGGTCATCATCTCCAGCTAAATATATTTTATTAGCATTTGCTGCTATTTTATAAACTACAGACCATTGTAATGGTGTAAAATCTTGGGCTTCATCTAATATAAGTATTTCTAATGGCGGAAAGTTTACTTCATCAATTGTTTTCTCAATCATATCGGTAAAATCCATATATTGAGTTGCACCCTCTTTTTTATATTTATTATAGGCGTGTACCTTTCTTAATAACAAATCTAATGATTCTCTTTTATAAGTTTCATTACGATAGACTTCTTCTACAGGTTTCATCATATTTCTTGCTTTATCATAAATATGTAAAGACCAATCCTTATATACAAATGAATCATCGTCTAATCTTGAATCTGAACTTTTAATAATTTGATTCTCTAATGCAAAATCAATCATACATCTTTGCGGATCAAATACTTCTATTGTAAAATATTTTTTACAATACTTGTGAAGGGTTTTAAATCTTTGAAAATCTTTTAAAGTATATTTAGGAAATGCTGACAATGCTCTGCCTACTGCAGTGTCAACCGCCTTATTAGTAAAAGAAATAAACGCAATATCCTGTGGTCTAATTCCTTGGGCCAAGGCATCTGTTAATATTTCTTGAACCAATGTATTTGTTTTACCCGTTCCTGGCGGGCCATAATACTTAATAGTTTTATTTCTAATACTATTTTGGTGCTCTAAACTGCTGTGCGTGGTAAGCATCATCTAACTCCGTTAAGTTTCCTTGTTTATTTTGTACTGTTGGTTCTGTTCGTTTTTCTTTTTTTGTAAAATCTGGTAAAGCAACTTTCCATATATTTTTTTCTCCTTTGTAGTAATCTAATTTTTCACAACCCAATAGTGTTATTGCCTCTAGTGAATTAGAAAATATTTTTCCTGATAATTTTTTAATAAAACCATCTAATGTGTTCTTTTTAAAGTAACAATAATCTTGTCCGTTCTCCTCTTCTCTAATGATGTATCCATCTTTTAATTTTTCAAAATCATCAAGAACCATGTATTTTTCAAAGAATTCTTTTAATACTGAATACCTAACGTCTGCTAATGTATCTTCGTACTTAACTTTTTCACTTGGTTTTGAACTTGCAATAAGTGCAGACATTAACATTTCAAATGGAGGTGGGCCTTTTTTAGGTTTAGGTAATGTCATCCAAAATATTCCATAATGCATCATTCTAGTTCTAAAAGATTTTTCATCAACTAAATCAATAGAATCAAAAGTCATTGTTATTTCTTTATATTTAAAAGTATAATAAGTAGTTTTAATATCTTTAATTTGTTCAACATCGGAAAACTCATCTATTATATCTGGTGCCTGAGCACCTATTCCAAGTTTTCTTAATCTACATAAATCTTTGTTACAAATTGGTGTCATATATCCATGCTTAGGTGGACACTTATATGTATAATTATTTTTAAATACTGAGTTTAATACTGTTCCTACAATTTCTTTTTCTGTTAATGGATCAGTAAACATTTGTTGATTTCTTTCAAGAAGAATTTCTTTTAAAGCTTTTTTATCTATATGACCTTCAGATTTTTTCATCTCAAGAACTGCAGCATTAAATAAAATATTATTTCTATTATCTCCAGTCCACTTATCATTTAATAGTTTTTGAATACAAGGTGGGAATTCTTTATAACCTTCTTCTGGTTCGTAATCATCAGTTTTAAATTTTAATAAATCATCAATAGAACTTCTTTTTTTAAATGCTTCTTCTATAAAGCCCCCTACTAGTAATGCTTCATTGTTATCTGAATAAGCATACTCAACTGCTCTTTCTGATTTGTGATAAGGCATTCCAACAGATTTGTTACAAGGAAATACTTCTTTACTCATAAAGAATTTAGAATTCCATTTATCTAAAACTTCTCTAATTTGTTTTACTGTTGACCAATCTTTTAAAAATAAAAATATATGTAATCCACCTGATTTAGATTTAACGGGTACTAATGGTAATTTATATTCTTTAATAATATTTACGAATTTTTTTGATTTAAAATCTTTATAACTACTAGGGTCTACATCAATGCAACCCCATTTTGCTTTGTCATTGAATTCTGGTTTTACGCCAATAATAAGTTCTCCGTTTAAATGCTTTTGCCAAAGCTCCGCCGTTACTGCACTATATACAGTTTTATATTCGGCATTTCTTTTGCCACTATCTTTCTGGTCACCCGTTAAAGTGACCAGAAGATGTTGACTTGAATCGCCTTCAAACAGTTCTAATAACTGTGATGCGATCATTAGAAAGGAACCGATTCAGAGCCTTGTTTAATTTGTTGAGATTCTTCTTTGCCAAAATCAACTTTACCAAAGATATCCGACTTCATAGCACTTTCATAAAATGCTTTAGTTATCTCTAACACTTTACTGTACTTAGGATCATTTAAGTATTTATCAAACTCTACGATCCAACCATACCAGCTATTGCCAGAATTAGATTCTTTAGTTGTAGTTAACTTATAGCTTGTTGCCCATGACGGAGGACAAAAGAAACCTTTAGACCCTTGAAGTCTTCTACTTTGAATCATAGAATTCCAAGTTTTAGATTTTTTCTTTTGTGTAGATTTCATAGCAATCAAAGATGTTTCAATTGGATTATAATCTTTATCCAATATGTAAACAAAATGATTACCCGTGTCCTCTATATAGTTACCGTTTGGTAATCTATCCTTAAAGTCATCTCCTCTTTTAGTTTGAGACATAACAGACGGATCTGTATGTATTCCAACTGGACGACCTGGACTATCTCCTCTATCTTTCCATTCATTAAATGTATTGATATACAAACAAGGAACAACAATTACTCCTTCTTTACCTTTGTAAAGATTTCCTGTTGTCTCATTATAAATGTCTCCTTGTTTTGCTGTCTCAATATATTTTCCATCACTCTCATCTAATACTTTTGAATTAGAATATAAGATTTTAAGTATTGGAAGTTTTGTGTCACGTGCTGTGACAAACTCCGAACCCTGACCTGATGCCGATTCTAAATCAAACATCGCTGGCAGTGGAGCCTCTTTCTTTATAGCAACTTCAGTTTTTACTGAAGTCGTTTTCGTTTGTGCTTGTACCATGATTACTCCTTCGTGGTTATTTTTGTTTTGTTTGCAACGTAAACGCCGAATATATCGGAAGGAACGTTCTTACCTTGTTGGATTTGTTCTTTAACAAATGCCTTCAAGGTCATTGGTTCTACCTTTTCGGTCTGATTCACATTATGCCCTTTTTTTCGTAAATCCGCAACCACATTTTTAGC